GATTTTTATTTTTTGATTTTCTGAACCTGTTCAACTATTAGAGATTCAATGTAGTTGCTCAGCGTCCGGTTTTCGCTTGCCGCTATCTCGGTAGCAGCAGCTTTTAGTGTCGGTGTCATTCGCACTGCGACTCTTTCCGTTTTCTTCTCGGTCATATTTGCCACTCTCCTTAAGATTTGCCGTCCTTTAGCTTGATTATATTGTACCAACAATGACGAACAATGTCAACACCTTTTTCAAAACTTTTTTAAAAATTTTGAAGCAGGCGAAAAAACGTATATCAATAGGCATAATTAAAGCTGGAGGAAATCATGGATTGGAACAAGCTCGAAGTAGAATACATAACAACAAATACATCATACGCAAAACTAGCTACTAAATACCAAACATCGGCGCGCACCGTTTCAGAATATGCACGTCGCCACGAGTGGAAAGAAAAGCGCAGGAAATATGTATCAGATACTGTCGGAAAAGCTGTAGAGCGCGTATCTAAACTAGAATCTATAGACTTATCTAAAGAAATAGGCATAGTACATAACTTGTCTAATATAATGAGCGACGCTCTATTAGATCCAAAACAGTTCAATAGATATCTCGTTGAAGAAACTGAATACAATTCAGATGGTTTTCCGGTATCAAAGAAAACCGTTGAGAAAAAATTTAAGCGAACAGATTTTAAACAGGTAAAGGATGCAGCTAACGCACTGCAGGCAATTGAAAAAATGAGGCGGTCAATGGAGACTATTCTTACATTCCAAGAAAAGGAAGATCTTAAGCTTGCGAAGAAAAGAATCAGACTTGAAGAAAGAAAAGTTAAGCTGCTTGAAGCTGAAGCAGAAAATAAAAATATCAGTGTTGAAGAGGCTGAAAGTATCGTACTTGTTAACTTAAGTGATGAAGAGGTTGCGGAGGTAGAAGAATGAAAATAGCATGGGAGCCGCAGCCACGTCAAAAAGTATTTATGAGCCGTCCGGAGTATGAAGTGTTATATGGCGGCGCAGCTGGAGGCGGAAAGAGCGACGCTATATTATGCGAAGCACTAAGACAGGTACATATACCAAGCTATAAAGGGCTAATCTTAAGGCGTACATTTCCGCAGCTCTCGGAGCTTATGGATAGATCCATAAATCTATATTCAAAAGCATTTCCGAGCGCGAAATTCAACGAATCAAAATACGTCTGGAAGTTCGGAAGCGGCGCAAAAATATACTTCGGAAATTTACAGAGGGAAACGGATAAATATAACTATCAAGGTAAGGCATACGACTTTATCGCATTTGACGAGCTAACGCATTTTACGCGTACGCAGTACATGTATCTAATGTCACGTAATCGTCCGACTGCACCAGGAACGAGGGTATACATAAGAGCTAGCGCAAATCCTGGGGGAGTTGGTCACGGCTGGGTAAAAAAGAGATTTATAACACCTGCGCCGCCCATGACGCGTATCAAGGGCGTATATAAAATCGTTACCCCAACAGGCGAGTTAATAGAGCGCGTGCGTAGCCGTATGTTTGTACCATCAACAGTCTTTGACAACAAAAAGCTACTAGAAAACGACCCGTACTATATCGCAAATCTTGCCATGCTCCCGGAAGCAGACAAGAAAGCACTGCTGTACGGAGACTGGAATTCATTCAGCGGACAAGTATTCACAGAGTGGAGCGACGAGATAGAGCATTATGCAGATCGTAAGTGGACCCATGTCATAAGTCCGTTCAAGATTCCTGAAACATGGAGAATATTTAGAGGTTTTGACTGGGGCTACTCAAAGCCATTTAGTGTAGGTTGGTACGCTGTAGATAACGACAACAGGCTATATAGAATTAACGAACTTTACGGATGTACAGACCAGCCGAACACTGGCGTCAAGTGGACTACCGAAAAGATTGCGAAGGCAATAAAAGAGATTGAGGATTCAGACCCAAATTTAAAGGGCAGAACAATATCAGCAGTTGCAGACCCTGCAATATTCCAAGAAAACGGCGGTAAATCAATAGCCGATTCCTTTATGGAAGCAGGTGTGTACTGGGATAAAGGAGACCACACGCGCATACCTGGTAAAATGCAGTGTCACTATAGATTAGCTTTCGATGAAAACGGAATTCCAATGTTCTATTGTTTTTCAAACTGCAAAGATTTTATCAGAACAGTACCAGAACTAATATACAGCGAAACCAAGGTAGAGGATATTAATACCGAAATGGAAGACCATATATACGACGAATGGAGATATGTATGCATGGAGTCACCTATAAATGAGCGACGAGACGCCAGAGCAAAGCTATACGAGGGAACAGACGGAACACACGACCCATTAAATATGATTCCTGCACAGCTAGGACGATACGACTTTTTCAAATACATGTAAGGAGCGAATATGAAAGACAAGAAGAAGAAACTAAAAGAAAAGAACGCTAAAGAAGTTGAAAAGGCTAAGCCATTAAGAGACCAGGAACAGCCAGAAGATGACGAGCCCGAAGAAGATCCTGCGCAAGCCGAGGGAGATAAACAGCTGATGAAGAGGCTAGGAATAGACCCAAAGAAAGCAGCCGAAGAACCTATCGAAGATGAAGAGGAAGAGCCAGACTATATAGAGCAGGAACCAGAGCCAACATCACTAGATGCAAAGGAAGAGCCGGAAGCAGATTATGGAGCATTTAACGAAGATGAAGGCAAAGAGTGGGACCCGAACTATGGCCGAAATGGAATTATTGATGAAGAGGTTATAGGAGAGGCAAAGAACACGTACGAAAAGTACAAGCAGAATCTTGAGAAGTTCAAAAAGCGTATTGTTGAGAATGAAAAGTGGTGGCAGTTCAAGCAGTGGGAAGTTATAGGAGATGCACAAGGAAAAGAAAACGATCCAAAGCCTGAAAGTGCATGGATGTTTAATTCACTTGCTAACAAACATGCTGACGCTATGGATAACTATCCTATGCCTAACCTGCTTCCACGTGAAGAGAGTGATAAAGGTTCTGCGTTATCACTATCAAAGATTGTGCCATGCATACTAGATAACTGCGACTTCCAGCAGATATATAGTGACGCTTGGTGGTACAAGTTAAAACAAGGATTTTGCGTGTATGCTACATACTGGGATAACACAAGAGATAACGGCGCCGGTGATATCGCCGTAAAGCAAATAGATGTTCTAAATCTATTATGGGAGCCAGGAATTAAATATATTCAGGATTCGCCGAATATATTTCTTATAGACGCTGTGGATAACGATATCCTTGTGGGAATGTACCCAGACTTAGAAGGGGTACTATCAAATTCTGCAGGTGCTGAAATCGTGAAGTACGATACAGAGCGTGACGATTCAGCATCTAACAGAACAGTTGTTTATGACTGGTACTACAAACAGACTGTTGAGGGAAGGACGATAGTTCATTATTGCAAATTTATAGACGGTCACGTACTCTTTGCATCTGAAAACTGCGAAGAGTATCTAGAGAGCGGATATTACATTTCAGGCGAATATCCGTTCGTTGTGGATAACCTATTCCCGGTTGAATCTGAAATGCTAGGCTTTGGATATATCGATGTCATGAAATCTCCACAGATGGTTATAAACAAGATGGACCAGGTTGTTGCAAAGAATGCTGTACTTGTTGGCAAACCAAGATGGGGAGTCAATAAGAATTCAGGAATAGATCCAGAACAGTTAGCTGACTACTCACAAGATTTCTTTGAGATAAACGGCAAACTAAACGAGGATAATATTAAGCAATTCCAAACAACGCCGCTACCGCCAATGGTCATGAATTACCTCGAGATGAAAAAAGAAGAGCTAAAAGAAACCTCAGGCAATCGCGACTTCTCGCAGGGAAGCACGGCCGCAGGTGTAACGGCAGCAAGTGCTATTGCAGCACTGCAAGAGGCAGGCTCTAAACTATCTCGCGACATGATAGGTGGCTCGTACAGAGCGTACGTTAGACTGGTCAAACAGATTATAGAATTAATCAGGCAGTTTTATGATGAACCTCGTTGTTTCAGAATTGATGGAGAGGGCGGATCGTATGAATTTATAAGCTTTGAGAATTCACTTCTCAAGGAAACAACAATTGACGACGTTACAGGACAGCCAGAGATTGTAAAGAAACCTATATTCGATGTTAAAATCTCCGCTGCCAAAAAGAACGCGTTTAATAGAGCGTCGCAAAATGAGACAGTAAAAGAACTATACGGCATGGGGGTATTCAATCCAAATAACTACGTACAAGCAGGAATGCTGTTAGATGCTATGGACTTTGAAGGAGTGGAAGAACTCCGCAGGAAGGTAGGAGAAAACGGAAACCTTAATGAAAAACTGAATCAATTAGCTAGCATCGCTATGCAGATGGCAGGAATGCTAGACCAGACGGTTGGAGCAGGAGAATTCACATCGCAGGTACAGCAGGCTCTAGGAATGGAAGTAGCACCGCAGTTAAACGCTGCCGCATATGAGGCTAGGCGCGGCATAGATAGACCAGTTAATACCAGGGCAGCAAATATCAGAGATAGAGCAAGCAATCAAGCAAGCGTAGGAGAAGGTCATGACATCAGCAAAACTGACGAGTAAGAGAGATGAACAAGGCAAAATCACGTATACGTTAGATATCAAAGAGCACGCAGGCGAGAGCCATGTGTGCTTTGCGATTAGCACGCTAGTACATACAGTGTCGGATATGGTCGAAAGGTTAGAAGGCTCAATCAGTATTAAGCCTGGCGATGTAGTAATTAGCTTTACATCGCATCCGGACAACGTAAATGAAATGATATACGCGAGGATTATATATACGTTCGCATGCAAAATGTTAACGATTCTTGAAGAGGGATATCCAAAAAATATCAAAGTGATTATGCCGTAGTCGAATAATAAATAATTTTTTTATATCATAAATCCGTAAAGATAAATGCTCGCGGGTAAGCCGCAGGAGGAACAATGACATATAGAGATTTTTACCTCTTCGATGGAGAGGGCGGCGAAGGAACAAGCGGTAATGCTGGTGTCGCTACCAGCACTGAAGAGGGCACAGCCCTTGAAGAAAAGAAAGATGATGATTTGTTTGACGATAACAGCTATGACGATAGCGAGGAACCAGACGATGAACCATCAGAGGGCGAAAACGCCGATGAGCCCAAAGACCTATCTGCAGAGTTCGAAGAACTAATCAAAGGGAAGTATAAAGACTTATACGATGCGCGCGTTAAGGATACGCTTTCAAAAAGATTCAAGAATGCAGAGGCGGATAGGAATAGACTTGGTGAATATGAAGATGCGCTATTTGTACTGTATGACAAGTACGATATCGAGCCTGGTAATCTTAACGGACTCAAAGAGGCAATCGCAAAAGATGGCGAATTGCTAGAAGAAAGAGCAGAAAGAGAAGGCTTATCGGTTGAACAGTACAAGTACCAGAAGAAGCTTGAGG